TCCTTTACTATATTATATTCTTTACCACTAAAGTTGATTGTATAAAAGAAACCCCCAGGTAATCGGAGTAACCTGGGGGTAAACACGGCTAGGATAACAATGGCTGATAAGTAAAACCTGCCGTGTCAGATAGGGTCTGAAAGATGATTAATCAATATACTGGTGTCGGTTAACACAAAATAGGAAATAGTATTAGAAGACCCTATACTTTATTATATAACAAAATCGTAATACTGATTACAAGTCGAAAAACTTTGATGCCGTTTCGCTGAGTAAGTCATAGTTAGACATCAATACCTTATCAGCAACATCCTTGAAACGATAATAATGGGATTTCCCTGCTTCTTTGCTCTTATCGGTCATGTTCCATAGGGAAACTGTACCATCCCACTTTATAGGGAAAAATACACCATCATCATCACCCCATTCTTTGTTGTTCTGCATAAAGTAATCCCAAGCTGCAATGTTAAATACAAAACCCTTACGGAATATCATTAAACAATCGTTGATGTGAGGAATCATCGCATGTTCCTTTGTCCAGCGATTTGGTGTGTGGTTCTTATATACAGGCACATAAAGCTGAAGTTGTGGATAGTTCTCTAAAATAAAATCACCTACCCTTTGCTCCATCTCTTTGTTGCCAACCCACTTTGGTTTCTTATAAATCATATCTTCTCCTTTTTACTTTTGGTTAGAGAGAGAGGAAGGAGGGCGAAAGAAGTTATGAATACAAATACCCTCCTCCTCAATCTCAAGTCATCATTGTAGGAAACCACAAGGTGTATGCCGACCTTAAACCTACGTTAGATGACTATTATGAAAACAAAATCTTTACAAATATACAAAAATAAATAACACTTGTCAAGCTTTTTTGTATCTTTTTTTACTTACAATGAGTGAACGCGTGGTTTCATTGAGTTTGCGTAGACCCCCACCCCTACCGAAGAAGGGAGAGAGCTGTGTTAGTTTTTTAGCCATGGAATATCCCAGCCTTTCAACACATTCTTCCACTGCAATCTTCGTACATCTGACTTGATATTATCTACATCAAATCTGCCGTATTGCATATCTAACCTTCCACTCAACATCATATCTATGGTGTTTATTAAGTCCTCTCTATCTTCGTAAAGGTAACAAGAACTCTTTACCATCTCTTCGTAACAAAGTCCTTTAGGTAAGAGATATGGAACGCCTCGTGATAAGCCATCCGTGGTTGACATCGACCATGCACTATACTTTTGGAATGCTCCCACACCAAAGTATGCTTCGCTGATATTATTTAAGTAAATCTCTCTATCTGAATGACCTATGTATCTTACCCAAGGTTCTTCTCTATCTTTGAGGGTGGTGAGAACTTCAAAGTTCTTGTGCTTCTCCCACATCTTTCCCATTTCCTTGAAGAACCATTCTGCACCTGTGTAGTTATCATCTCTATGGTTGAATAAAATCGCTGGATTTTTTTCCTTACCCATTCTGAATGGGTCACAACCGAGATAGTGTGGTTGGATAATCTTGTCTAACCTTTGGATGATATCATCATTGAAATATTCCTTTGCTCTTTCCAATACAAGGTTCTTTACCCACTTTGAGTTTACCCCACACGTTTCCATATGCAACATCCCTTGGATATTGTTGATAAAACTATTCTGGCTTCTTGCACCATTGTCTTTTACTTCCCACCAATGGCAGTATCCGTAGATGGGCTGAGACTTGTTGTAAATCCTTGTTACTGCGATTTGATTAGTCCATTCAGGCAAGTGACTCCAAATATAATCATACTCGTGGTCTTGTAACATTCTCTGAAAGAAACGATAGGGGAAGTGAACTCTCATCTTTGGTGCAAATGAGGTCAAGTCTCCCATATCAAACATTTCTACATTGGGATGTTCAAACTTGTTGATAATGCCAGGCCTATTCTTATGTGGATAGGGTAGGTGATATTCTATATCCTTTGATGTGTTCTCAATGAATGATTTGAATACCAATAAGAAACTATCTCTATTGATATCTTTACTTACACCAAAGTGCGTATAGTTGGGTATTACTAAAACTTTCTTTCTCATACTATATTATATAAGCCATCACCACAGTTGGCAAAGATTACTTGTATCTTCCAAAATCAGGGTCTGACTTATCAAGTAAAGTTTGTTTTAACATCTCAACTTCGGTCTCTAACTCTTCTATGCGGTTATTCAACATATTACAAGTTTTGATAAGGGCTTGGATTGCTTCTTGTGTCATTTTAGAAATCGGTTTTTAGGATGAAGTCACGGACATAGATTAGCTTTTGTCGTGACTTTTGGATTGTTTCTTTTGGATTTGTATGCACTTCTGCAATACCAAGGTCTCCGATTGATTGTTCTAATAGAACTAATGCTTCTTGTTTAGTCATTTTGTTATTTGTTATTGATTTATATTATTCTTTTATGTGTTTCTTGATACACTTTATATAGTAGTTGAAGTTAGATGGCTCAGGCCCTTGTAGAGGGAAGATGTCTATACATTTACCATTTTTGAAAAGGTGTAGTTCGTGACCATTACCTTTGCTGTAAAAATGTTTGAACTCGTAGTTCTCTTCGTTGAATGTTACTTTCATTTTGTTATTTGTTATTGATTTATATTACTAATATACGAAACATATTTGGTATTTCCAAATGTCGTTTGTTAAGAAATCGTTAAGTTTTACTCAAAAGAAATCAACTTACGCATCTCTTGGTAGTTGTTTACATCCCACCAACCAAACTCTTCGTTTACCTTGTAAAGGTCGTGGAGGTTCTTACAAAGTGGTAAGAGCTGGAGTTGTTCTTCATAACCCATCTCTTCAGCAGTTTCAACATCTTCTTCAATAGCATTCTTTACAATCTCAATCCATTGAGCTTTGTAATCTTGGAAGGGGAACATTTCTTTTTTCATTTTATTTATCATTTATCATTATTACACCTGGAAGTTACGAATATTTTTTAGATTTCCAAACTTCTAATGTTAAGAAATCATTAAGTTTTTAATAATCAAACTCTCGTAGTGGTCAACCCACTTATTCATATCTTTGCGAGAACACATCTCATCAAATAACTGCTGACCTATGGTGTTGTCTATATCAACTACAATAGACCAATGGTCATCTATATCCACTTCATCTTCATTATAGTGATGGTAGAAGTTATTTACAATATAATCGGTATCTCCATACCCCCACACATACTCACGGATTAGTGTTTCTTGATACTTGTTTAGATTTCTCATAACTTGTTTATTTATCATTTCTCATTATTACTATACTAAAGTACGAAATATATTTTGTATTTCCAAACTTTCTATGTTAAGAAATCGTTAAGTTTTCTTTACTGATAAGGTTTTGGATGTAAGTGAACTCTTCAGTAGTCAAGTCACGGCCGACCTTACCAATAATCAGTCCAGCCAAAACGCCAGCGGCAATCTTGTGGTCAATCACAGTGTAGTTCATCAGGTCCATTGCGGTTCCTAAAGCGAGGGAGAGGTTTTTGTCAATCATTTTCATTTTATCATTTCTCATTATTACCTTACTAAAGTAGTGAATATTTTTGATATATCCAAACTCAAATGGGATTATTTTCAATCATTTTTTATCTACTTTTAGTCAGATTTTACCATAGGGGCATAGAAAACCCCCAACGAGGTGAACGAAGGGGGCTTTCGGAGTTGTTATGTATTTCTTTTGTTACGAACTTATTAAAATACATCTATAAGTATTATCGTAATGAACTAATCTTTATGCTTCCACCTCTTTTTGGATTTGTTCTATTCCAGTTAGCAATAGCAAGTGATAGGACACAATCATCATGAAATCCTTGTGGGTGGGTATATCTTATTTTACCTGATGGTAAGACCTCATACTCAAATATCTCTAGCTCTTCAGCCAGAGTAGGGAATAGATTGTGTGATGGTAACTCAATAGCAATGTCTTGGATGTCACCCATCAACCTACGAATGATATTCTCCTTTGTTTGATTGGTTTGGTGTAGTGGTGAGGTTCTACTATACTTCTTCTTGATTTGTTCGTAGAGAGGGTCTCCTGGCCCATTTGTTTCAATGAGTAGGTCTGATACCTTATAGTGTTTAGATATCTCTACTACCTTGTCTACGATTTGAGAGTATTCTATTTTATTATCCCTCCACATATAAAGGACTCTACCCATTTCATCTATAATAGTCAATACAGTATAATCACCTTTATTACCAATATCTAAACCACCATAAGTTCTCAATCCATTATTAAGTGATGGCCAGTTCTCGTTGATACAAACCAAATCCAAACCTTGGAACACCGAACCTTCGTTCTCTTGCCACTCTGCAAGGAACTCTTGTTTGAATATCTTTGGTGGTAGAGTTCGTTGTTGTTCGCTGATGAACTCTTGACTTACATAGGGACTATCTACTGAACTTCCGTGGTATGCTCGGTAGTTAGGATGGTTTTGTGATTTACCCATCATAAAGATGTCGTAGAACCAGTTCTTTCTCTTTGGTGTACCTGTGATGATACATTTCTTACCGGCTGCAGTTAGAGTAGGTAGGATGGATTGTTTCCAAGCCAAATCCTTACAATCCTGTGCCTCATCTATGAATGCATAGTTAATAGAGAGACCACGAATGGTTTCAGGTCGTTCTGCTGACTTGAACCAAATGGTTGACCCATTTATTAACTGAATGATGAAATCAGCCTTGTTAGCTGACTTGACCAATCCTGCGGGTTGTAGTGCTTGATAGATTTGTTGGAATACTTTGGTTGCTTGTGAGTATACAGGCGAGACCCATAATATCTTTGCGTTATTGTGGTTTATACCAAAATACATAAGGAGGTTGATAGACATCAGCGTTTTGCCGAACTGTCTACCAACTACAACTGAATGGTAGAACTCTTCACCATTTAGTATGGAGTTAATAATCTCCTTTTGTTTAGGATGTGGTTTGAATCCTTTGACTTGCATTAGAAGAACTGTCTTTTATGTTTAGTATCATTCAATAAATCTATTGAACTATCATAGTATTCTTTATTCATTTCACTTCCAAGATACTTTCGTTCCATTTCAAAAGCAACCTTTGATGTAGTTCCAGACCCTGAAAATGGGTCGTATACCAAGTCTCCCTTTTGAGACCAAGTTTTGATATGTCTCTCTGCCATTTCCTCTGGCATAATTGCAGGGTGTGCCCCTATCCTTCTCATATCAGTTTTCTTGAAGTGGTTTGATATGTTCCATACATTATCAGCTATACCCCACTCCTTTACTTGTATTCTTCTATTGACTCTTTGCAGTTCACCATTTGTATCTCTTTCTCTTCTATGATTTCTTACATCACCACCAGTTGCATTTCGTTTTAGTATAGGGTCAAAGTGTTTTGGTTTTCCTTTTGAGAAGATAAACATATTCTCCCAAACATTTCTATACCTAACTGTGGATGGAAATGGTGTTCCATTCTTCTTCCATATCAAGTGGTCGTATAAGTTCAATCCACACTCTTCCATAAAGTAGAGTGCTTGTCTAAAAGATGTGCCAGAACGAGTGCCGTTCTTTGTTTGGTCTGCAACATTCCACATTATTACACCACCTGGTTTTAGTGTTCGTGTAAGTTCTTTTGCTACATTCTCAAAGTCAAAAGAATAACCACCATAAGTTCTCATATCATCATATGGTGGAGAGGTAACAACGAGGTCTATAACCTCATCATCTAACCTCTTCATAGTATCTAAACAGTTTTCATTATAGATTGTATCAACCATATCAAAAAAACTTTCTTTTACTATATTCGTATTCTACTCTTTGTTTTGCAATCTCAATATATTCATCATCCATTTCAATCCCAACAAATCTCATA